ATTTCTACAAAACCTTTAACACCAAAGAGAGATGAAAGCAATCTTAGAGTTTAATCTTCCAGAAGATCAATCTGACTTTGATTTAGCGGTCAATGGTGCTAAAGCACAAGTAGCCCTTTGGGAAATGGACCAATGGTTACGAGCACAGTATAAGTATATGTCTGACGATGAATACAGTAAGGACAAATACGAAACATTTGAGAAGTGTAGAGAACAGCTCCGTGAGATTATGTTTGAGAATGGATTAAAATTTGACTAACACCAAAGAGAGATGGGACAGAAATCAAAGTTAATGCTTGATAATAGAACAGGCTTTAACAATAATATAGTTACTGGACGGGGAAAAAAAGAACCTTTTAGAATTACAGATAATGTTATGAAATGGGGTAAGTATAGAGGAAAAAAACTTTCTGAAGTTCCTCGTTCTTACTTAGAATGGATGCTTAAAGAAATGGATTTGTCCACTACAAGAATTAGAGCAATTAAAGATGTTTTAAAATGATTAATTTTAAATGGATTATAATAATACTGACTTATCTATTGGCAGTGTATTTTATTTACTTAACTGGTAAAGAAGACAATAAAAAATGAAAAAGTTATTATTCGTCACAATTATTGGAATATTTGTGACATCATGTACTGGTACTCTAATAGCATTAGAGGCCAATCCTGGAGATTTTCAGGCTAAATCTGAATTAGTTCTTGCTTCTGTTAATGATAGCATACTACTAATTAAAGATAATGATGTTGGTCATCACCTTTATGAAACCTGGTTAACAGGTGCTTGGGGTAATGACCATGTTGTTATCCTTATGGATACATTGTATTTTAATAAAATTTATGAAGAATTATATATGGTTAATAAAACCAATTAAAAAAGTACTAAAGATTACCGGTATAATTATGACAATATTTATAGCAACATTGCTTTCATTGCATTTTATACCGGTAAACTCTTACAGTGAATCAACTGAAGCAGAATTTTACCTAATGGATAATGGTCAACACATTGATATAATCCTGTATGAAGATTCTGTTTACAAAGCCTATGGTTGGGGGTCAAAAATATTTTTTACTGAAGTAAATAATTTTGAAGATCTAACCATTAAAACAGCAATACAATCGTTGTTTACAGAGCCAGCTTCTTTAATGAGAGTGCTAGAATATAAAACAGTTAATCCCAGATGGCATAGAGTTAATTGTAGTAATGAACAGTATAATATTATACGTAATTATATACATAACTCTTATTACCATAACCTTAAATACAATGATAAATTTTATCATGCTAAAGGTAATTACAATGCGTTGAACACATGTAACACTTGGGTAAATACTGGTTTAAAGAAAGCAGGTTTAAAGGCTGTAATGTATACTTTAACAAGTAGTCCAATATCAAAACTTTATGAAGAATCATATACATCTAGAAGCAGTAATTAAAGACGGTAAGTTTAGTTATCCTATATCGGCTAATGAATCTAGATTAAAGAACTTTTTAGCTAATGCTCCAGAAGGTGCAAAAGTTGAAATGTTTATTAGTGTATCTGATGAAAAGAAAGGCAGCAATGCTCAGCTGGCAAGAATCCATGCTATGTGTAGGGAGATTGCAAATGAGCTAGGTTATACATTTGAGGAGATAAAACTCCAGGTAAAGAGACAAGCAGGACTCTGTTTTATGAAAAATAATTCAGAGTACTGCAAGTCCTTTGCTACCTGTGACAGGGCGGAGTTAAATCTTGCTATACAAGCATGTATAGAAATAGGAGACTTTAACAATATGAACCTAAGATGATTTGGGTGTGATGAGCTCGGCTATTTTTTGTAGCTTCTCATCTGCCTTACCATCTTCGTTTATAACAGATCTCATATACTCTGTAACTTGTTCTTTTGTTACTTTGGTTTCAACTGGAATCTCAAGATTCTGTTCTTTAGCTTTTGCTTTAAGTAATTGTTGAAGAGCAAACAGAGTATATAACTGTCTTTCTATATAATCTAATTCAATAGAATTATCATCAGTAGCTTCACCTTTAATGATTGCTTCAAACTTTTTAAAAGTTGATGGTAATGTAGTTGGATCCTCAATAATGTTTCCTATGTAATACATTAGGATGCTATCTAAACCAAGAATAAAACCGGTATTGATTTCAATATCTTTAATATTTTTTGTTAGATCGTATGTATGAGTTGCCTTTAGATAATCAGCCATAATAAAATTGTTTAATACACAAATATAATAAAAAATGAACACAATCATTATACCTGATAAGATAGAAGCGTTAAAAGAAAAATTAAAAGGTACAGGTTGGGAATCTATTATATATCCATATTTAGATTCAGAAAACTTTTATAGTACTTTAAAAAAACTTGTAGGTTTTGTTCAGGATGGTAAAAGGTTTACACCTAAAATGAAAGACTGGTTTAGAACATTTGAAACCTGTTATTATAGTAACTTGAAAGTTATTTTTATAGGTCAGGATCCCTATCCTCAACTTGGCGTTGCAGATGGTATCTCATTTAGTTGTAGTCATACAATGAAAGAGCAGCCCTCTCTTAGACACATCTTTAACTCTTTAGAGAAACAGTATCCAGGATATGAACGCAATCCAGATCTTACTAGATGGTCAGAGCAGGGTGTTCTTATGCTTAATACTGCACTAACTGTAGAAGTAAACAAGATTGGTTCACACTATTCACTATGGAGAGCATTTACTGAACACTTATTGCAAAAAATAAGTAATGACAAATCACATTTAGTTGTGGTTTTGCTTGGTAAGAAAGCTCAAGAGTGGAAGAAGTATCTTAAGAATCAAACTATAATAGAGGTTGAACATCCAGCGGCAGCTGCTTATAAAGGTGGTGTTTGGAATGACAAAGACCTTTTTATAAACGTAAATAAACTACTAGAAAGTCAAGGTAAAGCTTTGATAAACTGGTAAAATATCTTATCTTTGAAAGAATATAAACTAATGAAAAATACTGTAAATCAAGAAGTTACATTACAACAGGAGTTAAAAGACTTTAAGAAAAAGGTTCTTGATAAATACAAAGTTGAGTTACATACATATGTAAGAAACTCAAAAATATTAAGACCTTCTTATGAACAAATAGAAAAAGCATGTTTGCTTGCTTTGTATAATCTTTTCCCTGAATATAGAGATGTAAAAACACTTAAAGTGGTTGTTAAAAACCGACCAATTGTTATAATGAGGCAGATCTTTGCATACTTGTCTGTAAATGACTTTGGATATGGTGTAACAGAAACAAGTAGATACTTGGTTAAGAACCATGCTACTATACTGCACTCTATAAAAGCTTGTAACAATTACATATTTACAAAGGATAAATTATTTCAAAACTCTATAAACCAAGTAAAAATTCATTTAGGAAAATATGTGGGAACTATTCCAGAAAATATTAGCGGAGAAGATAACTCCCAATCAAATGCTTCTACTTTATGGGATGAAGGAAAAAATCCAAATTGGCTCATTGAAGTCTGAGGATGAACTACCTGGTCTTATATCAGAAGGATTTATTGAAAAGCAAGAATCTTCTTATATACTAACACCTAAAGCTAAGGCATTAATAACCAAGCTTGATAACTATTTTGTTAAAGCAAAGAAGAAAACTAATATCCAGTTGATGGGTAAAGAGTTTAATGACAAGATAGAGGAGTATAGAAATATATTTCCTGCAGGTAAACTACCTTCGGGTAGTCCAGCAAGACAGAATGTAAAAGCCTTGACAGAATCTTTTAGATGGTTCTTTGAGACTTATGATCATAACTGGGATGTAATTATAAAAGCAACCAAGATGTATGTAAATGAGTACAGAGCAACTAACTATAAGTACATGAAGACAAGTCAATACTTTGTAGCTAAACAAGATAAACACAGAGTAAAGCATTCAGAACTTGCAGATTATTGTGATATGATTAATGATGGCGTTCAAACAGAAGTCCATCACTTTAAAGAGAGAGTTGTATAATGGCAGGTACAGTAGAAGTATTAGAAAAGTTGAATTTAGTCTTGGAAGATTTGCAAATGCTTAGAGATGAAACTTGGGTCCCTGATGAATCAAGTTGTGAAGCAAGTATTGAAAATCTGCAAGACGCTATATATATTTTAGAACATGAGTAAACCAACAGAAGAGTGGGTTGGACAATATGCGTCCTTTAATGATGCCCTTAAATACATGGTTAAACGTGCTAATGGTGAAGAGAAATCTATTTACACACCTTGGCCTAAGTTTAATGATGCTACTACTGATGGTTTAGAATGGAATACACTTACTGTAATGGGTGGAAGACCTGGTTCAGGTAAAACACTTATTAAAGATCAGATCATAAGAGAATCTTTTGCATTAAATCCTAATGATGACTTTAGAGTTCTTGAGTTTCAGTTTGAGATGGTTGGTAGAACCTCAGCATTGCGTGAGTTCTCATCCATAACAGGTAAAACTTATAAAGAACTATGTAGTGCTGGTAGTGTATTAACTACAGATGTACTAAACTCTTGTCATCAATATGCAAAAGAACGTGTAAAGTATCCAGTTGATATTGTATCAAGACCTATGACTGTTAACCAAATGCGTGAACAAATAGACATGTATATGGAAAAACATAAGGGTAAGAAAACAATTATTACATTGGATCATACCATGCTTGTAAAGAGAGCACCATATCAGAATAGTAGTTTAGATATGCTATTTGAATTAGGTGAGTTCTTTACACAAACCAAAAGGGAGTATCCCTGTATGTTTATTGCATTGTCACAGCTTAATAGAAATATTGATAATCCAGAACGTGCACAACAAGGTAAGTATGGGAACTATGTACTTGAATCAGATATCTTTGGTTCAGATGCTATGTTACAACATGCTGATACTTTGATTGGTATTAACCGTCCTGCTAAACAGAAGATTAGATTGTATGGTCCAGACAGGTATATTATAGAAGATGATAGAACTCTTGTTCTTCACTTCTTAAAAGCTCGTAATGGTGATACAAGAATGAGTTTCTTTAAAGCACAATTTGAACGGATGGAGATTGCTGAAATGGCAACACCACCACAAGAAGCACCAAGATGATAACAACAAAAATGTATGAAGTAAAAAATTTAAAAATGACTCCTGAAGAAAGAAAACAAAAGGTAGCAGATTTAAAAAGACAGCATGAGGAGTATTTCAACTCAAATGAATTACAAGATGCTGCCTATATACCTAAAATGGCTTATAGACCACCGGGTAAAGATGACTTACATGTCAGCTTTTTTCCAAGTGAGCTAGAAAGAAATAAAGATATTTACACAGAGTTTGTAAGTATTGACTATGATGCAGAAGATCCTAAAAGAACTTTGTATCTACATAAATACAACCCTCACTGGAAGGAAGAATATGAAATGATTGAAAGCAGTAGTGGTTTTCAAAGACATATTATTCCTGTATCAGAATTAAAAGTTGTAAGTGATGCTGTGTCAAAGCAAGGGAAAAGTAATATATTTGATCTTGATGACTTGACAGATTTACCAAACCCAGATGAAACATATTCATTTAGAGGTGTGGTTGAAGCACTCAATAAGATAGCAGAGACTTTAAGTAGAATAGAAAATAAATTAAAATAGATGGCACAAAGTGTTTTAGTAATTGCTGAGTCAGGCTCAGGTAAATCAACGTCTATTAGGAATCTTAATCCTAAAGAGACAGTAATCATTAACATTGCTAACAAACCTTTACCTTTTAAAGGTTGGAAAAGCAAATACACTCCTTTGGATAAAGCAAATCCAGATGGCAATTTGATTAGCGTATCAAGCGGTCCAGGAGTTTATAAAGCCATGCAGCATGTAAGTGAAAAGATGCCGCATATCAAAAACTTAGTTATTGATGATTGGCAATATATGTCAAGCTTTGAGTACTTTGATAAAGCTACTGAGAAAGGCTATGATAAATTTACCCAGATTGCAGCTAACTTAGCTCAGGTTGCTAAGCTTCCTAAAGACCTGAGAGATGATCTGTATGTCTTCTTCTTGACACACTCAGAAGAATCCACAGATATTAATGGTCATCGTAAGGTTAAAGCTAAGACTGTAGGTAAAATGATTGACAATGCTCTTACATTAGAAGGTTTGTTCTCTATTGTATTGTTTGGCAAAGTCCGCAAAGAAGATGATGGTAGTCTTCACTATGGTTTTGAAACACAAAACAACGGTGAGAATACCTGTAAGTCACCAATGGGCATGTTTGAAGAGGAGTTTATTACAAATGACCTTCAATATGTCAAGGATGCAATCTATGCATACGAAAATGAATAATTAAAAGTTAAATTTTAAATCAACAAGAAATGTTAAGTACTAAAGACATGTCCGCTGGTAGCGGCAAGATCAAGCCGGTAATTGATGCTGGTAACCAGGAATTGAAAATTAATTCTATCACTCTACACACTCCACCTTATGATCAGAACGCATATGATCTACAACTTAATGTAGAATCACACCCTGTTGGTGGTGAATTTGAAGGTTTCCTTCTTGATGTGAATAATCCAAATGGTCCACGTTATCAAGGTCAAGTTGGTAGAGTATCTTTCCAACGTTATGCATTCTCTGACACAACTTTACCTAGCGGTAGAGAAATTAACCGTGATGCAGAAATCATGAAATCTTTGATCTTGCTTGCTGAAATGCAAGGTAAGCGTAGTGAACTTGATTCTATTCAAGCACAAACTATTGAAGGCTTTGTGCAGTCAGCAGATGCTATTCTTAGCGGAGATACTTACTACAACTTCTGTATTGCAGGACGTGAGTGGGAAAACAAAGAAGGTTACATTAACCTTCAGTTGTTCTTACCTAAGCGTACTGGTACAGGTGTTCCTTTTGAATCTCTTGATGTAGATAATTCTAGATTGATTGAATTCAGTAGAGATGAGCACATTGTTCCTGTAAAGACTAGAACAACGCAAAACACAACTCAAAGCTTTGAACCAGTAGCAGGTACTGTATCTGGGGATGATTTTGATTTGTAAATAAATATGGAGGGGGCTGCGGCCCCTTCCTTTTTATTATGTTAAGTAGCAAGAATTTAGTAATAGACATAGCAGATGTCCCAAGTTATTGGGTGTTTCAATATTATCTGGAACTGCCTGAGAAACTCACAGGACAAGATGTTAAAATCAAATCTATTTTTAATCCAACAGAACGCACACCAAGCTTCTGTATATATGTAGATAAGTCAATACAACAATATAAGTTTAAAGATTTTTCTACTGGTGTTTCTGGTAGTAAGATTGATGTAGTCCGTAAGTTATTTAATCTCAACTTTACCCAAGCCGTTAATCAAATTATAGAAGACTATAATGATTATGTTGGCAACGGTGAGGTTGAATTAATTACACTAAAAGCGGATGCTAAATGGACTCTTGATTATGTTCACACAAGAGAGTGGAACCAACAAGATGCTGATTTCTGGCTGTCATTTAGAATTGGCAGCTCACTACTCAACGAGTATAATGTAAAACCTATAGAATATTTTACCCTCATAAAAGATCAGGATGGTAAAATTGAAAAAGCTAAGTTTAGAAAACCCATGGCATATGGTTACTTTACTAAAGATGGTGCTGTGTATAAGATATACCAGCCTCATGATAGCTTTAAGTTCTACAATGTAGTGTCCCACTTACAGGGATATGATCAACTTAAGTATGATAAACCATACCTGGCAATCTGCTCTTCATTAAAAGATGCAATGACTCTAAAGGGTATGGGTTATAACTTAGAGGTTATAGCACCTAACAGTGAGAACACAATGATCAAGCCTTATATGATTAATAATCTAAAAACAAAATATAAGAAGATCATTACTTTGTTTGACAATGATGATGCAGGTAGGAATGCCATCCAATCATATGCAAAAGCATATAATATTCAAGGATGTTGCCTTTCTATATGCAAAGACATATCAGATGCTATAAGAGAACACGGTTTTGAAACAGTTCATAAGGAACTAAAACCTTTATTACAAAGAACACTAAAATTATAGTATGAAGTGGTTTATACCAGGAAATGTACCCAGCTCAAAGAATGGGCGTAGATGGACAGGGAAGTATTTCATAGCAAGTAAAACTGTTGTGAACTACCGTAAGAATACTAAAGAGTATTATCAGAAATATACTAAAGAGTTTAGAGATGAACTCAAAAAGTATAAACTTCCAGTCAAGATAGGGTTTACATTTGTTAGGGGTACACGTCATAAGTTTGACTATATTAATCCTGCACAAACAGTGCAAGATGATATGGTGTCTCACCATTGGATTGATGATGACAATGCTGAAAACATACTGCCAGTATTTTATCAGTATACATATGACAAAATTAATCCAGGTGTCTACATAGAAATATTGAAAGATAATGAATTAAAAGATGGAAAAGAAACAACAAGACAGACTAAGACAACTACTAGCTCTAACAAATCTAAAAGACCTAGGGGTAAAAAACGTTGACATAAATTTCTCAGGGTCAGGAGACTCAGGAGATATAGATGAAGTAGAGTTCAGATCATGGGATGATGCCTACTGTACATCTACAGTTATAGAGCAATTTGCTTTAAAGAGTATTAAAATAGATGAACTATTTGCAGATTTAGCTTGGGATATTATATCAGACAAAGTTGATCCAATTGGAGATTGGGTTAACAATGAAGGTGGGTATGGTAGTATTAGAATTGATGTAGAAGAACAAAGATATGACCTTGATTATCATCAGCGTACAACTGATGATTATGATTGGTCAGATGAAATTCTATTTATATAATGGCACATCCTATGGTTCATGCTAAAAGTTCTGTAAGAAAATGGGGTGGAAAAATTGAAGACTATGAAAAAATCCATAATTGGTTTGATGAAACCAAAGGTTGGATTGGACATAGTATTCATAGAATGTTCCGTCATCACTCTGAAGGAATCTTTGAAGCAGAAAAAATATTTGGTAAGAGTTTTACTAATTCAGATGGTAGAACTGTATTTACAAGGTATGTTGGAGAACAACATGTAAAAGAAGATTGCAATGGGTATATCCCTACAGCAAAAGAGTGGTTAGTTCACATGAATAAAGAGAAAAAACCACAGTGGATGACAAAGACTTTAAAAGTAGAAGATTAAAATGGAAGTATTAAACAAAATTCTGCCTAGTGAATACATTTCACTAAAAAAAATGCTTGGTTCTTCAAGTGAAGATCAAAGCATATGTGTTGAAAACATAAAGAATCTAAATCTAGATCCTATTTACATTGTATTTCTTGCAAAGACTGCTTGCTCATTAAACTATAGAGAAGAGTTTTTAAGCAACTTTAAAGATATTTTTGAAGAAGAGCCTTGGCTCTCTACAAAAAAGGTTATACGCAGCAGATGGGGCAATGACTCTACTGTATTTGATTTCTCTTGGGAAATGATTCATAGCATTATAAAGAAGCATTATTCTAATGATTCTTTTGTTATCAGGTTATTTACCACAGAGTTTAATAATCAAGTATCAAATGAGATAATTGCAAATACAACTTGGAAATTTGTATCAAAGGTTAATTGTGAAATTATATGGTAAACATATCTGACCTGCTTGCTAAGGCAAGTAAGACATTAATACTAGAGGAGCCCTTTTACGGGCTCTTTTTAGTTGGTCTAAACAAAACATTTAGAAAAGATATCCCAACAGCCGGTGTGAGCAAACATGGTATTGGAGTACAGCTTGCTGTTAATCCTGATTTCTTTCAAGCATTGAGTCTTGAGCACAGAATTGGATTGGTTAAGCATGAATTACTCCATATTAGTTTTGGACACTTGACTATCAGGGATTTATATGCTGATAAAAAACTATTTAATATTGCAGCAGACTTGGAGATTAATCAGTACATAGCTTCTGATTACTTGCCAGAAGGCGGTCTAACATTGAATAGTTTTCCAGAGCTAAAGCTTCCTGTTAAAGCAGGTACTAAAGAGTACTATGATTTATTACAGCAAGCAAAAGAAGAAGGTACATCTCCATCTCTTGATGATCTATTAGATCAAATGAATGGTGATAGTCCTTATGATCATATGACTTGGGATGAGTTTGATGAACTATCTGAAGCAGATAAAAAGCTGATTCAGAAGCAAGTAGAACATCAACTTAAAGAAGTTGCAGATCAAACAGAGAAAAGATGCGGCAGTATTCCTGGAGAATTAGCTGATCTTATCTCTAGACTTAGACATGTAGAACCAGCCAAGTTTGATTGGAAAGGTTATCTCAGACGCTTTGTTGGAAACTCTTCTATCATCTATACTAAGAAGCTTAGAAGAAAATACAACAAGAGATATGTTGAGAACCCTGGTTTGAAAATTAAGTTTAAGAATCACATTCTTGTTGGTATAGACACATCTGGTTCTGTATCAAGGGATGAGTTAAAGGAATTTATGAATGAACTCGTGCATATGCACAAGACCGGACATAAAATTACTGTAGCTCAGTGTGATACAAACTTAAATTCAGTAGAAGAGTTTAACCCAAAGAAGGATTGGGAGATCAAAGGTAGAGGTGGTACTAGTTTCCAACCTGTCATTGATCATTTTAATGAAAAGAAGGGGCATTATACTGCCTTGATATATTTAACAGATGGTGAAGCATGGAACCCTGAGAACTGTCCAGCTAATACTTTATGGGTATTAAGCAGCAGATCGCAGATGAACAATGAGTTACCCGGAAAAGTAATACAGTTAAACTAAAGAATTATGGCACAAGTAAATTTAAACATTGATGAAGTAAAAGGTTTTGTAAACCATATCATCAACAACAACAGATTCTTGCAAGAGCAAGGTAAACCACCAGTAGCAATTGAGGTTGTTGGTGAATCAGGTATTGGTAAAACATCTACGGTTGTAGAACTTGCAAAGGATAATAATTTAAACTTTGTTAAGTTAAACTTGGCTCAGATAGAAGAGCTTGGTGACTTAGTTGGTTTTCCTGTACGTCAATTCCAGATGTATAAGGAGAAAACAATTAAGAAAGTAGATGATCTTAACTATACTACAGCACAGAGAAATGCTGCAGCAGGTGATCTTGCTAATATTAGCGGTACCGTGACCAAGAAAGTTGGTCAGTGGGTTGATGAGCTTGCTGTTGCAGAATACTTGAAGAATGGTTATAAGATGACAGGTAAGAATAGAATGTCTTACTGTGCACCAGAATGGATTGCTGATAAGAAAGATGGTGGTATTCTATTGCTAGATGACTGGAATCGTGCTGATGTACGTTTCATTCAGGCAGTTATGGAATTAATTGACCGTCAGACTTACATCTCTTGGACTTTACCTAAAGATTGGCACATCATTCTAACATCAAATCCTGATAACGGTGATTATATGGTTAACTCTGTGGATGCTGCACAGAAGACCAGATATATTACCGCCAATCTAAAGTTTGATGTAAATGTATGGGCACGCTGGGCAGAAGAAGCAGGAATTGATACTCGCTGTATCAACTTTTTGCTTCTCCACCCAGAGCTTGTAACACAAGAGACTAATGCAAGATCTATTACTACATTCTTTAATGCCATCTCTAGCTTTGATAGCTTTGAAGACAACCTAACCATGATTCAAATGATTGGTGAAGGTTCTGTTGGTGATGCGTTTGCTAGTATGTTTACCACTTTTATTAATAATAAACTTGATAAGCTTGTGACTCCTAAAGATTTATTGACTCATGAAAATGAATCATACATCTTAGGTGAGCTTAGAGGTTGTATTGGTAAAGATGATGCATACCGTGCAGACATTGCATCTACTCTTGCAACTCGTTTGGCTAACTTCTCAGTAGTATATTCTAAAGAAAATACAATTACTCAGAAGCTTACAGATCGTTTGATTGCATTGTGCACTAAAGATTATTTCACTAATGACTTGAAGTATTTAATTGTACGTACAATCTTCAACGGTAATAAACAGAAGTTTAATAAAATGATGATGAATCCAGAAATCATCAAAATGACAATGAAGTAATGGCAAGTAAATCAGTATATCAAGAATATAATACTGATGCACTAGACCACTTTGGATTAGAGACAGCCTCATACTATGGGGTTGTCTCATCCAGTGGTGTAGACACAGTATTGTTTACAGATTCAGAAACAACATATGATAAGGTTAAGGATCTTCTTAAAACTAACACCTTAAGTGGTACTAGCTTTAAAAATAAGAAAAAGGCTTTCTTATTACCTAAGAGTCCTGTATCTCTAGACAGAGTAAGAGCTGCATGTAAAGAGCATAAAATTACAATAACAAATGATTATGAAGCAGCTGATTTAATTATATCTCATAGTGATTTCTCACAAAGATTTGAGCACGGTGAAACTATTAAATCAACAGTAATGATGGGTAAGTTTTGGAACTATCATACTGCAGTTGATAGTGGAGGTCCCTCAAAAAACTTTGTAGATGAGTATTTTGAAACAACAGGCTATGAAATTTTAATTGATACAAAGTCTGAAGATCATATACGTATATATGGTTGTAGTAATGGTGAATCTTTATATGATTCTTGGATGATCACCGGTATGGCTCTTGATTTAGCTTATAAAATAGATTTAGGTGAGCTTGATATTATTGATGTAGATACTGTAGTATCAGAATCTGCAAATAAACAAGAGTTAACTGAAGATCTAATGAGAACTTTAATTACTCAGGTTAGTTCATACAATGAAGAAGATCAGTCAATGGCTGCTATGGTTCTTCCTACAATTGATTATACTAAAAATCATCATTTACTTTGGCAATTTGCTCAGGAGTGTGGTCATAAGATGTATAATTTCAACAGGAACAAAGACGTCCAATATTGGTTAAGTGCTTCTAATTTTATGAAGATGCATAATATGAATGCTCAATCTATGATACAATGGCTTGAGAAAAAGGAGTTACTTAGCTCTGAAAACTTTAGATATTTAGAACCTATTGTAAGAAAAGAAATCACCATTTACAATAGAGACCTATATGTATTTAAAGTTGAAGTTAAACCGGAGTATAGAAAATATTTAAAAAAATTATGACAAATTCAATTAACGTAAGGCAAATAAGATTAACGGATAATAATGGTCTATATAGTGGTGTTAAAGAAGAAGAAATTAGAGAGTTTCTCTCTGGTGAAAATTCTAACTCAGGTATTAATCAATTTAATATAATACTACCTGAACCTACACTAGCATCTATAAAAGATAAAAGTTTCTATAGATATCCAAAGCTTACTTTGCCAAGAATGAAAGTAGATTTGCTAAAAGAAAAAGCAAATATTACTATCACAAGAAGTAAAGATACTGCTGATTATAAAATTATATCAGAAAGATATCTTAATTCTCTGAGTGATTATAGCTGGTCAAAGCTTTATACAACAGAAAGCATTTTAGAAGAGTTAAATAACAATTCTAATAACTTCACACATGATTGTATTACTGAGTTTAAAAGTCTTTTAAATGCGTATCCTGATGATTATTGGGATATAAAACAAGGTTGGTATTATAACAGTGTCTATAGACTTACGGATAATTTAGAATGTGCTTATCATAACTATAAGTATATAAAAGAATCAGATGTTTCAACCTTTAATGAAATATTAAATTCAAACAATCTTTTATTAGATACTCAGTTAAATACTATTATATATGAAGACATGCATGTTCTTACAAAAGAAGAGTATCTTAATGCAAGAAACATGATTAAATCAGATGATAAGGAAAATACAGCATTGGCATTAGAATTATTGTCTAACTGTAATCTAAATGAATCTTTTGATTATGTTGCTTTGTTATTTTACTTTTATCATGATCATTTAAAAGAAGCAAGAAATTGGAATAGTATTAATGTAAAAACTTTGAGAAATACTATGTCTGATTTTGTAGCAAATAGTAATGCATCTTATGGTTATTATTATAACAACTTCTTGCAAAAGTTAATTCATCATGATAAACTGACGGAATTTGCATTTAAAGAAGTTGCTAGATATGCATTTCACAATGTTGTAAAAAGATCATTAGGATTATCTGATGAATCTGTATTTACTGTTAATCTTGATGCAATTAAAATCAATCCTAAATACAAAGATAAGATTAAATCAAATCAGGATTTTTTTATAACTGATCTTGAAAAAGCAGTTGCAAAATTTTAAGGAGAATTAGCCATAATTGTGGGGGATTCTTGATTCGCGTATTGCAAATTGAGATCCCCCCTCCTTATTTAATGTATTAATAAATGGACAAAAACGCACTAGATAGTTTTTATAATGAAACATTTCAGTTTAGTTACTCATCACTAAACAAGTTATTGTTTTCACCATCCTTGTTTTACAAGGACTATATATTGAAAGATAGAGAACTAAAGACAGACAAATATCTTATAGAAGGTAAGCTTGTACACTGTTTAGTATTTGAACCAGAGAATCTAAAAGAAAAGTTTAAGATTGTCCCCGATAAAACACCAACTGATAGCGTAAGAAAAATTCTACACAAAGTTCATGATAAAGATAAGAGTGTAGATATTATGACTGCAGATGATCTTATACTTGAAACTCTTCGTGAAGAAAATTTATATCAGACATTAAAAGAAGACTCTGCTAGGCTTGCAAAGATTCAAACAGAAGAATCTAAAATCTACTGGAAGTTCATTGCAAACCCAATGGTTGATGTAATAGATCAGGATACCCTGGCTAAGTGTACAGACTATGCAGAAATAATCAAAGCTAATACAGATGTAATGGCTTTATTTAGTTCTACCTCCACTGATTTTGATCTTGATCCTGTTCAAACATATGCAGAGAAGCCTCTTAATTGTGAGCTTAAGGATAAACCATTTGGTTTGAAAGGCATCATTGACTTCTATAAAGTAGATGATGATGAAGAGTTGGTCACAATTTGTGATCTCAAGACAACCAGCAAATCAATATCTGACTTTAAAGAAACAGTGGAGTTCTATAATTACTGGTTGCAAGCGGCAATATATTGTAAACTAGTTTTTGAAAATCTTGATGAGTCACAACAGGATTACAATTTTATTTATAAATTTGTAGTGATTGATAATTACAAGCAGGTTTATGTCTTTGATGTATCACCTGAAACTTTATCAATGTGGACGCAAGGTTTAGAAGAAACATTAAAGGTTGCAGACTATCATTACACTCAGAGAGATTTTTCCTTGCCCTATGAATTTTTAGTAGAAAAGGTTATCTTATAATATGATGGGTGTATACACACAATATTTTCAAAAGAGTAAAGTATTTCTTTATCCGCTTTTAAAGCTGAAAAAAGGAATAGCTTTTGTCCCAGAACAAACATACATTGCCTGGGACAAACTTTACTCTCCTGATGATATGAAATTAATGTGTTTATACAATGCAGAATCATCAACAAAATACTTAAGCTTTGAAACAAGATATCTTAAATCACACCCACTTTTAGAAGCATACTTTCAAATAGATGAGAATAAGCATGTATATGTATTTGATATGTCAGAATATAAGTATGATCATAAAGCTTTTGTAAAGGGTAAGTATTCTAAATTTAGTTTACGTTCTAAAGATATAATTAAAGAATTCTTTGGAACTGTAGGAAATATATCAGACTATGTAGTTAGTTTCCTACGCCCTGATGAATATCATGAATTATACGCAGATGCTTTAGGTGTTGATCTTGATCTCATAAAAAATGTTTATGAGTTATGTTCACCACCAGACCTTGAGAAAGAAACAATTTTTGAGAATATTCCACAGGAGATTGAAATTTTTGGAAACAATTCAATATCTTTGGATAAATTTTAAAACCAATGGCAAATACATTAGGTAACAACATGATGCTTGTACACTCTGTTTTCAGAAATGCAAGATCTTTTAGTTTAATTCCGGTGAGCAATGACTCACCATACGTTGAAGCTATGTTTGATCCAGCATCAAGCATTTTAGCAGTAATTACAAAAGATAGAAAACAATCATTCCATATGATGCCTCGTCTGGATGATAATGGTCAACCCCAAAGACTAAAGACTCCTAACATGGAGACAGGGAAGACCGTTAAAGAACAAAGAGTTCAGATTGATACATTCAATGAGTTCTATCTAAATGAAAAAGCAGATATAGAAACCTTTGTTGAACTATTTGCAATCAATGCATCCTCTTTTGATTATAAAAGCTTCTTGGATGTAGATGTAAAGGAAACAAAAGTTTCAAACATCATAATGCCGGGTCAGTAAGCTTACACTCACCCAAACAAAGAGAGCCCCTTGTGGGCTTTTTTTGGCACCTATAAAAAATGCAGATATGAATCACTGGGTAATGGACTATGAGACATTATCAAATTGCTTTACGGCAGTATTTGAACACTATAAGACTACAGAAACAAAAGTCTTTGTTGTTCATGATCTTCGTAATGACTTTGATGATTTCATAGATTTCTTAAAACAAAATACGGATAACCGGGAGTGGCATATTTCTTACAATGGTTTAGCGTTTGATGCACAAATCACACACTATATCATTGAGAACTATGAACTCTGGGAAAATCTGAGTGCTGGTGATATAGCTGGTATTATATATGAATATGCTGGTAAGTGTATAGCTCGTAGTGATGCTAAAGACTTTCATGACTACCCACAATGGAAAATGTGTATAGGTCAGATTGATCTTTTTAAGATGCATCACTGGGACAACCCAGCAAAAAGATCTAGTCTTAAGTGGATACAGTATAGTATGGACTGGGATAACATGCTTGACATGCCTATAGACCATTCTGTTAATATAACCACAATAGAGCAGATTGAAACAATTCTGGATTACAATATCAATGATGTGAAGTCTACTAAAGAAATTTTTAATAGATCTCATGAGTTGATTAAATTAAGAAAGGAATTGACTAATACGTATAGTATTAATCTATACAGTGCATCTGAGCCTCGTATAAGTAAAGAGCTTTTTGCTTATTACATGTCAGAAAAACTAAACATCCCAAAAAGAGACCTTAAGCAATTAAGAACTTACAGGAATGTTGTTAGGGTTAAAGATATTATCTTACCCTATATAAAGTTTGTATCTCCTGAATTCAAGAGTTTACTTGATAGATTTAACGCCTTGGAAATTAATCCAGAATCATTAAAAGGTGTTTTTAAATATTCTGTTACATATAAGAATGTTAAAACAGACTTTGGTATTGGTGGTGTTCATGGTGCAAATAAATCAGGAGTGTATGTATCTGATGATGAGTATGTTATAATGTCTTCAGACGTTACATCATTCTATCCTAATTTGGTT